CTCGGATTACTTATAAATCTGTGCTTTATAAACACTGATTATAAGTTTTGAAAGATATTCTTTACTAGCCTTTTTTGGCTGGAAAAAATAACTTTTCAAACTAACAATTGGTAAATATTCAACAGGTAGAACGGTAGGATTTTCATCAAATTCTAACATAGATAAAGCAATGCTTAAGTCCATGCCAGTTTGGTTAATAGCCCATACTATTGGGTGTAGCTTTAGATTGTTATTTTCATAACCTTCTAAACCTAGGGACCTTCTACAATGAGGTACCTGAAGAGATTTATAATAGATATCAATTGATTTCTCATTTGATAACATTTTATCAACCTCTTGTATCTTAGACTTGATATTATCTCGTCTAAGGTTTAATAGTTTACTATTAAACTCTTCCTTAGTGATATATTTACTAATTCTAAACAAATAGAATTGGTCAAATTTATCATTAATAAAGAAGAAACAAAGTGTACGAATTCGACTAACCAACTCTTTGGTTGTCAATCGTGAATCTAATGCGTATGCGATATGATTAAAGGAATTAGAAAAATCTTCTTTCTTTATATCAATCCATACTCCATTAAGTTCATAGGCATAAGACCATAGTAGATATAAGAGTAATCTTATATCCATTATGTCCTTTTGACTATACACGCACAGGTTGCTTAGATACTTTAGAATCTCTGCTCTTCTACTTATTAAATATTTGTGGAGAAAGCCTTTTAAAGCTTTCTCGGAGTGATAAGGTAAATTCAGCCTTTTAAAAATAAAAGGTGATTTACAATTACTCCTTACCCAAATAAAGAAGTTGAGAACATCTTGGGATCTGTGATCCAGAAAATCCAAGTTACAAAAGTTGTAAGCTGAATCTTCTTCTAGAAAGTCTCTTTCAATCATAATATCTACTAATTCAAGAATACTTTGTAAACTTGATTTAGTTAGTATATTACGTTTAATTGAAGACATTTCTAGACCGCGGATAGATAATCTTTTCAGAAATTCTATCTGTGAGTTTCTTTTGTTACCAATAATCGACTTAGATGCATTTATATTAATTTTAAATATATCTGTTATCAAGTGTTGGTAAACATCAGCGACCGCTTTGTTAAATATAACTACGTCATCACCTAA